GCCTAATTATCAATATGTTGCTGCTAGATTACTATTAGCAAGTGTGGTAAAAGAGTTATTTGGTGAATTTAAATATATTAGTTTATATGATCAAGTTAAACAAGGTATAGAAAAAGGAGTTTATGATCCTGAATTATTGGAATACTATACTCAAGAAGATTATGAATGGCTAGATAAGCAACTTGATCATAGCAGAGATATGAATTTTACATATGCAGGAATACAGCAAGTAGTTGACAAATACCTAGTACAAGATAGATCTAATGGAAAATTATATGAAACTCCACAATATATGTACATGTTGATCGCAGCTACATTATTTCATAAATATCCAGCTGAAACTAGATTAAATTATGTAAAGCAATATTATGATGCTGTGAGTAAATTTAAAATTAATATTCCCACTCCTGTGATGGCAGGAGTAAGAACTCCATTACGTCAGTTTGCTAGTTGTGTTTTGGTAGATGTAGACGATACCTTACCTAGTATTTTTCATAGTGATAGTGCTATTGGTTTTTATGTTTCTAGACGTGCAGGTATTGGCATCAATGCTGGTAGAATAAGAGGGCTTAACAGTAAGATCAGGAATGGTGAGGTAAGCCACACAGGAGTAATTCCTTTTCTTAAAAAATTCGAATCCACTGTTAGATGTTGCACACAAAACGGTGTAAGAGGCGGCAGTGCAACAGTGCATTTTCCTATTTGGCATCAGGAAATAGAAGACATTTTGGTATTGAAAAATAACAAAGGAACAGAAGATAATCGTGTACGAAAACTGGACTACAGCATACAAACCAGTAAAATATTTTATGAAAGATTGTTGAAAGGGGAAGATATTACCCTTTTCTCACCTCATGATGTACCTGGATTATATGAAGCTTTTGGAAATAACGAAGAATTCGATAAGCTATATCAAAAATACGAAAAAGATAACAAAATACCAAAGAAGGTTATAAATGCAGTAACACTATTTGGGGATTTACTAAAAGAAAGAGCAGAAACAGGTCGTGTATACATTATGAATATTGACCATTGTAATAGTCATAGTAGTTTCATAGATCCTGTTCGAATGAGTAATTTGTGTCAGGAAATTACATTACCTACAAAGCCAATACAACACATTGATGATTCTAAGGGCGAAATAGCTTTATGTATTTTGAGTGCTATTAATGTAGGTAACTTGCGAAACACCAATGAACTAGAACATTTATGTGATTTAGCGGTGCGATCGCTAGATGAGATTATAGAATACCAAGATTATCCTGTTGCTGCAGCAGAGCGTAGTACAAAAAATCGCAGAAGTTTGGGAATAGGATACATTGGACTTGCTCACTACTTAGCTAAAAATGGAGTAAAGTACAGTGATCCAGAAGCTTGGAAGTTAGTACATGAATTAACAGAATGTTTTCAGTATTCATTACTAAAAGCAAGTAATCAGCTGGCTCAAGAAAAAGGAGCTTGTTTAGCATTTGCCCAAACAAAATATAGTCAAGGGCAGTTACCTATAGATCATTATAAAACAGATGTAGACAAAATTACTCCTAATGACTTAAAAATGAACTGGCAAAAATTACGTGATGATATTCACATGCACGGATTGCGACATAGCACACTGTCAGCACAAATGCCTAGTGAAAGCTCTAGTGTAGTGTGTAATGAAACAAATGGAATAGAGCCTCCTAGAGGCTATCTCACAGTAAAGAAAAGCAAAAAAGGTACACTAAAGCAAATTGTTCCAGGTTATACTTATTTAAAAAATAATTATGATCTGTTATGGGAACAAGAAAGCAATGAAGGGTATATCAAAGTAGTGAGCGTAATGCAAAAGTTTTTTGATCAAGCAATCAGTGGAAACTGGAGTTATAATCCTACAAAATACCCAGACAACGAAGTACCTATGAGTGTATTATTAAATGATTTATTGCAAACATATAAATTTGGTTGGAAAACAAGTTACTACCAAAATACATATGATAGCAAAGGAGAAGCAGAAGAGGATTCGAAACTGCCGTTGGTAGAATTACCCAAAGAACAAGAGGAGTGTGAAGCATGTACAATCTAAAAAAATCCAATATAAATACCGTCTTTAATAAAAATAGTGTAGACTTTACTAAACAACCTATGTTTTTTGGTGAATCTCAAAATATACAACGTTTTGATACCTACAAATATGCTAATTTTGATAAACTTACTCAAAAACAACTAGGTTTCTTTTGGCGTCCAGAAGAAGTAAGTTTACAAAAAGATAGAGCAGATTATCTGACATTTAGACCTGAGCAAAAACGTATATTTACAAGTAATCTAAAATATCAAATACTATTAGATAGTGTACAAGGCAGAGGACCAGCTCTTGCTTTTTTACCCTTTTGTAGCTTACCTGAATTAGAAAGTTGTATTATTACTTGGGACTTTTTTGAAACAATCCATAGTAGAAGTTATACACACATAATTAAAAATGTATATGCAAATCCTAGTGAAGTATTTGATAGTATTTTAGACGATAAAGAAATTTTGGCTAGAGCAAATAGCGTAACTAGAATGTATGACGATTTCCTAAATTATGCAGATCAATATAAAGCAGGTGCAGGAGATTTAAATACACTAAAAGAAAAAATGTATTTGGCAATGGTAACAGTTAATGCTCTAGAAGGTTTGCGTTTTTATGTTAGTTTTGCTTGTAGTTTCGCTTTTGGTGAATTGAAAAAGATGGAAGGTTCTGCTAAAATAATTAGTTTTATAGCAAGAGACGAAACCCAACATCTAGCTATTAGTCAAAATATTATTAAACATTGGAACAACGGTGATGATCCTGGTATGTTAGATATAGTTAAAAAACATGAAGTAACAGTAAAAGATATTTACAAACAGGTGGTAAACGAAGAAAAGAAATGGGCAGAATATCTGTTTGAAGAAGGTAGTATTATTGGTTTAAATGAAAAGTTACTTGCAGAATATATTGAATATTTGGCAAACCGGAGGTTAAAATCTATTGGTATTGAACCTATTTTCGATAGGCCGCTCACACAAAATCCATTACCTTGGACTACACATTGGTTTGAGAGTAAGGATGTACAAGTAGCTCCTCAAGAAACAGAAGTAGAGAGCTATGTTATAGGTGGTATTAAACAAGATGTAGATATGAAATCATTTAGTAATTTTGAACTATAAAGGAGAATATGTTACTAGAAAAAACAGGTGAAGTTATGACATTAAAGTTGCAATCAGGAGACGAAGTTATTACTAGAATAGAAGAAGAAAATCAAGAATTTTTAATATGTGACAATTGTGTTACAATTGCTGCTACTCCGCAAGGAGTAGCAATGGTTCCTTGGATACAAACAGGAAAACAAGGAAAAGTTAGTATTAATAAAAAACAAATAGTTGCTAGGGTTACTACAGTAAAAGAAATAGCGGATAAATATTTAGAAATGGTAACTGGGATTAGTGTAAGCTCTCCTAGTTCAATATTAGGTATCTAATTTAAATGGCAACATTTACTGATTTTAAAAATGGTTTACAAGATTTTAATGATTATATAAGTCCTACTCATCATATACAAGAAAATCTTTTAGGTGATTCTAATTTTCTTGCTGTTCAAGCTGAATTAGATTATAATCTTAAAGATATAATTTGTGCTTTACTAGCAGGACAAGGTTTGCAACTGCCTAATTTACAAATCTGTTTATCGGCTGCAATAGACGAATTATTAAAACAACCTATACAAGGTGCGTTGCGTGATGCATTATCTACAGTTGCAGATGCAATGGCTGCTTTTCAAGAACATACAAATATAAATGGAATTTTAGGACAACTAAATGGGGTAATTGATGAAGTTGCTGCTGTAGGTAGTATGATAAATTTTTGTGCAGCACCTGTTGATCCTGTATCTATTCCTAATATGTTAGAAAATGCGTTCGGATCGTTTTTGGGATCAGGGTTAAGTATTATTAATAGTATTGGCAACATATTACCTGATAATTTGTGTGCATGTATAGGTTTAGATGGTAATTTTAACACAAGTTCATTAAATGGTGGTGCATTAAAAAATATTTTTGATAATTTAGATAATATTTTAAGCGGAAATTTTGCTCAAGGAGCACTAAATGATCTTATAGGATCTTTAAACTCAATAGCAGATGACATAGGTGGTTTAATTGCATTAGAAGGACTGTTTAATGCTAATTATACATCTGGAGGTTCTGCTTTACATGGAGGCGATTGTAGCAGTCAATTTAATATTCCTAGATCAATAGGTGTAGGTATAACCAATACTAATCCAGGAAGTGTCAAAGATAGTTTATCTTTTGCAGCACAATTAAGAGGAACATTCGAAAAATTAGGCGGGTATCCAGTAGTTGGACAAGTTAGTATAAACGACACAAAAGGCACAAAGCTACAAGATCAAACTAATGGTGGTACATATAGCCAAGAACAAATAGATAAATGGACATCTCAAGGTTTAGAATCTAGAAGTTTTAATAATATTTTTGAGCTCTTAGTAGAACCTGAAATGTTGGAATTATTAAAAAAACCTAACAATTATGAAAAACTAATTACTAATATAATACCAATATATGATTATTGTGGTAATATTATTAGGTATGAGTCTGTTATAGAACAAGGGTCAGATAGTACCACAACAATTTTAACAAGTTCAACTGATAGTTCGGTTTCTGTATCAGCACCAGGCGTAAGTACATCTCGTACCACAACTAATACAGGCGCAACAACTGTTAGTTCAGGTTCAGATTCTAGTGGAAGTGGATCTGGAAACGCAGGAGGAAGTGTTACTGCAACAATTATTGTTGTAAATAGTGAATCAGGTATGGTTTCATTAGATGTTATTAATAATGCAATAATTTATAGAACTGATTTAAGGTCATTATTTGGGTATATTAATAATCAATGGATAGAATTAACTGCTATAGGTGTTAGAACTATTAATGGAACAAACAACGAGATTATTGCAACAAAAGGAAATAATGATTCATATACAATTGGATTACATCCAGATCCAATTGTACCAGGATTAGAAAAGCTAACGATACCTGCTAGCAGCTCTAATAGTAGACCAGGAAATCCTATTAATGGTGATATTAGATTTAATACTACAGTAAATAGTTTTGAATTTTATAATGGATCTTGGTTGCAGCCAATAACCAATGTAGAAAACGCTGGCAATGGTACAAGTTTAGTACATTCTACAACTACAAATAGTATTAAATTAAATAGTATTTCTAATGGTTCTGGAATTAACTTAACTAACACTAATAATAATATAGAAATTAATAATTCACATACTTTTAGTGGAAAAAATTCAATAACTGTAACAAAAGTAGGAAACGATCATTTAATTCATAAT